AATCAAGAAGAAAATTCTTTTTTAGAAAAAAAGGTTAAAAAAAACCAATATAACATAATAATAGATGACGGTGGTCACAAAATGAAAGAGCAACAATTATCTTTATTGTATCTTATTGATAATGTTGTACAAGGTGGGTTCTATTTTATAGAAGATTTGCATACATGCTACTCACCGATTTATTATACAGATGGTGTATTTCCTAATGATTCAACTTTAATTTTATTAGATAAATTAAGATTGAAACAAAATCATGTTAATACCTTTATAACAAACGATAATTTTGAATTTTTATTATCAAAGATTTATGATATTGTTTTTTTAGCACCCAATTTAGTCCAGATTATTAAAAAATAATGTTTGTAATTTCATGTAAATATACCCCAATTTCTAATTATATAATTGACCTTGTTCAAGATATAAGGCAATTTCATCAACAAGATAAAATAGTTATAGTTGATAGTGAATCTGAAGATAAAAGTTATTTTGAATATTTAGAAAAATATAATGTAATAATAGAAGATATTAATAATAAAAATTGGATGATTGGGGCATATTGGCACACATATAAAAAATACCCCTTTGAAGATTTTTATTTTTTTATGCACGATTCAATGAGAGTCAAAGAAAATCTTAATTTTATTAAAGAGCAAGAATTAACATTAATGTGCTATTTTGATCGTAACGTGTGTCAATCTTTTAATTCGTGGGCGGATATTATAAAAAAAACAACAACTTTAAATTATAAAACAGATGGGTTAGGGTGTTATGGTCCTATATTTTTTTGTAAAAATATTGTTATGCAAAAATTATTACAATTAAAAGTTGATACAATTTTGCCAATAAACAAAATAGGCGTTGGTGCAGCTGAAGGTGCATATGGGTTCTTTTTTGAAGAATTGGGATATAATTTAATGAAATGTTCTCTTTTTGGGGATGTACTTGTAAATGAAAGTGTTTATGGAAAAAGCGGACCATATCCTCATAATACAACATGGCAATTCCCTATCGAAAAATTTTACGGGAATAAAGATAAAGCAAGACAATGAAAAATGTTATTTTTTTGCATGTAGCAACAATAGGTTCATACCAAGAAATATTAATGGAATTTTTTGAATCATTTGAAAAATATAATATATATGATAACATTGATAATATATTTATAAATATTGCGGGAAACGGTGAAATTGTTATACCTAATAAAAAAGAAATTGTGATACAAAAAACAAGAAGCAAATTAACTGATTTTGAGTTTTCTACTTTGAATATTTTAAGAAATTATTGTTTTAAAAATGATGTTAATGTATTATATATGCATACAAAAGGTGCGAGTACACCTTATAATATATGTATTAATGAATGGAGGCAATATATGTTATTTTTTAATATAAAAGAGCATTTAGAAATAATTCAACAGCTTAATTATTATGATGCTTGTGGCGTTGATTTTGTTGATGACCCTGTTAAACACTTTTCAGGTAATTTTTGGTGGTCAAAATCGTCTCATATAAAAACACTTCTAATTCCTGAAAGTTTACCTGAAATTATATCCCACAGACATAAATGTGAGTTTTGGATTTGCAGTAATAAACATGGAAAATATAAATCTTTATATAATAGTGATATTAACGTATATCAAAGACACCTAACAAGATTTCCTAAAGAAAAATATGCAAACGACAATTAATTTTATTTTACATAATAGATATAAATATTTTCGTTTTACAATAAATGAATTATTAAAACTTGATAAACAGATAAAAAAAATAATAAATCTTAATATTTTTATTTCTTTAGAAGATCAGATATTTTGGGAGCCCATTATTGCAAAAATTAAAAAATTTCATATAAATGTTGATGTTTTTTTGGTTAATAATCAGAATAATTATATGAATAAAATATCCCATGCATTACAAAATAGTAAAGAATATATCATATTGGTTGATGAAGATATTTTTATTCCAAAAAATACTTGGGAATTTTTTATTACAAATTTAAATTGTCTTGAAAATAAAAAGAATTTTTTTGATAAAAAGGAAAAAAATATAATTGAAAAAATGTTTATAAAAACCCATATTCCTTCTATATGGGGTGTTAATTATGAAAATTTAAATGAAAACACAACACAATCTTTGTTTTGGGATGCAGAAAACTTTTATAATAATGTATCAAAAATCAAGCATCATTATTTGGGTGTTCATCCAGTAAGATTTTCCTTTGAAGCCCAACAATTTATTAATGATTTTTGTATTAATAAATTTAGTAAATTATGTTCTGCATCTGATTTTAGTTTAATTGAAATGAAAAGACCATATTTTTGCAATAGTGTTTTTGGTATTAAAAGGAATACATGGTTTGATGTTTTAAATGATAAAGCTTTATTTTATGATGAATTCGATGAAGTACCTTTAAATTTATATATGAAAAATAATAATTTAAACATGGTATTTATCAAAGGAAGTGTTGCTTTTCATCCTTCATATAATACAATTAATATTTATAATTATAATTATCAATTTTTATCTGATAAATTTTTTAATGATAAAGTCATCAAATAAACAGTGGACATTTGGTATTATATCTACAGATATAATATTTGATGATAATGGGTTTATGCCAAATACATTATATGATTCTGTTCAAAGTATACAAAAATTAAACATTCCAAAAGAAGACTATGAAATTATTATTGTTGGAAAAAATTCTTTAGATAAAGATGTTGAATTTAATGGTATTAAATTTATTACTTTTGATGAAGATAAAAAACCCAAATGGATTACTAAAAAGAAAAATATTATAATAGATAATGCATTATATGAAAATCTTATTATAATACATGATTATGTTTCTTTTGATAATGAGTGGTATAAAGGTTTCCAAAATTTTGATACAGAATGGGATGTGTGCATGTGTAAAATTTATAACAATGATGGCATTAGATGGAGAGATTGGATTTTGTGGTGGTGTGCACATGCCCCATATAGATTAGAATATAACGGTGTTTTATTACCACCTAATCGTTTATTATATGATGATACAAGGTTTATAAATTCTGATATGTATATAAACGGGACAGTAATAATAGGAAAGAAGAATTTTTTAATTAAAAATAAATTTAATGAAGAGCTAGTGTGGGGCCAAGGAGAAGATTGTGAATGGTCTCAAAGATGTAGACCATATTGGAAATATAAAATGAATACTAATTCGAAACTACGATTATTAAAACAACATGACAGCAATACATGATAAAAATAAAAGAAAATTAATAATATTTGATTTAGATGGGGTATTAATTGATGCAAAAATGCTTCATTTTGATGCATTAAATGAAGCATTATCACTTTATGATAAAAAATATTGCATTTCATTACAAGAACACTTATCAATATATGACGGCCTTAAAACACGTTCAAAATTAGATTTATTGAGCCAAAATAAAAATTTGCCAATAAAATATCATGAACAAATTTGGCAAGCAAAACAAAAGCTTACAAAAATAAAATTTCAACAAGTAAGTTGTGATTCTAGATTAATAGAAATTTTTAGGACGCTCAAAAATTTTGGATTTACGATCGCATGTTGTTCAAATTCAATAAGAACAACTGTATATACAGCATTAGCAAAACTTGGTATTATTGAATTTTTTGATGTTATTGTATCAAATGAAGATGTAAAAAACAGCAAGCCACATCCAGAAATGTATTGGAAAGCAATGTCTATTTTAAATATGTCTCCAAATGAAACACTTATTATTGAAGATAGCCCAATTGGTTTACTAGGAGCGGAACAAAGTGGTGCACAAGTGTGTAGAGTAAAAAATTGTAATGATCTTACTCTTGAAAAAATTCTTCATTTTGCTAAGTTTAATAAAAATATGAATGTAAAATGGCAAGATAATAATTTAAATGTTTTAATTCCGATGGCCGGCGCAGGGAGCAGATTTGAAAAAATGGGATACTCATTTCCTAAACCCCTTATTGATGTTAAAGGGCATCCAATGATTCAAGTTGTAATTAATAATTTAAATTTTGAGAGCCGCTATATTTTTATTGTTCAAAAGAGGCATAGAAATAAATATAATCTTGATTCATTATTATCTCTAATAACAAAAAATCATATTATTGTAGAAACAGATAAAGTAACACAAGGCGCCGCGTGTACTACATTGCTTGCAGAAGATTATATTAATAATGATGATCCATTAATAATTGCTAATTCTGATCAATTTATTAAATGGAATACTAGCGAATTTATGTATAAAATGCAAGAACAAAATCTTGATGGTGGTATTGTGACTTTTAAATCCACTCATCCGAAATGGTCATTTGCAAAAGTGGATAGCTTTGGTTATGTAACAGAAGTTGCAGAAAAAAACCCGATATCGGATATTGCAACTGTAGGTATTTATTATTGGAAAAGAGGTGCAGATTATGTTAAATATGCAAAACAGATGATTACAAAGAGCAAAACATATAATAATGAATTTTATGTTTGTCCAGTTTTTAATGAGGCGATAGAAGACGGCAAAAAAATTAAAATATACAATATAGAAGAAATGTATGGATTAGGTACACCAGAAGATTTGGAAATATTCTTAAAACATGATATTGATATCACATAGAGGAAATATAAATGGTCCTAATATAAACACAGAAAACAACCCCTCACATATTGAATATATTACAAAAATATGTAATTGTGAAGTTGATTTGTGGTTTGTGGAAAATGGGTTTTTTTTAGGACATGATTACCCACAATATAAAATTAATGAAAAGTTTCTTTTTAATAATAAATTGTGGATTCATGCAAAAAATTTTGAAGCTCTTGGTTTTTTAGCAAATACAAATTTGAAATATTTTTGGCACCAGCAAGATAATTTTACATTAACTTCAAACGGATATATTTGGACATATCCTAATTATCCTGTTACCAATAAATCAATAATTGTTGATAATAATAAAGATTGGGTTAATAAAAAATATAATTGTTATGGTGTTTGCACAGATTGGATACAAGTAGACATTTAATAAAAACATTATATAATATAAACTATGATAATCGAACAAAAATTATATAATGGTGATTTAATTCACGAAAGATTTGCATATCGATTCTTTCGTAAAGGTGTTTCACCATACGGTAATATAATATCCTTTATTGCACCAATGGAAGTAACAGTTAATCTTGTTGATTTGGAAGATTCTCTGCAAAAAGATTATATTTATAGTAATTCAGCAATAAACTTTTGCTGGGAAATACCTAATCTTTGTCCTCTCGGAGCTGTGGCTTTTCAAAGGCTTTTTAATACAACAATAGCAACTATTCTTAGTAGATATATTGAAAGGTCGATTGAAGTAGATGGTGATGATTTAATGGTTCATGATTCTGAATTTAAAAATGGAAAGGGCAAAGTAAGTGTTTCAATAACATATTCAAAAGATAATGTAACATTAGGCCATACTGGTATTAATATTGATGCAGGAGACAAAGCACCAGATTTTGCTTATTCTACAAATTTGGAATATGACCGCGCAATAAGATTTATGCAAGATGTAAATAATACATTTTATGAAATGGTACAAGACATGTTTGTTGCAACTACAAAAATTTCAGTATAATATGGGTGAGTGGATTCGTTATGAAAATGTTGTAATTACCATTACTGGTTTGTTGTATATATCAGTGGGTATTTCGTATCTTATCAAAAGTGAATTTAGATTCTCCCCAATGTGGATTTGTTGGGGCCTTGCAAATATATTTTATACAATAGCCTTATATAAGAAAATATGAATTTTTTCCAAATATTACAAAATCTGTTTTATAAGAAAACACAATCTTCTAATTTAAATGTAGAAGATTTATCTGAATTTCAACCTTATCTTATAAATCGTTGGTTATCATTTTATGATAAGAGTATGGTTAATTTTTGTAATAATTTCCTTAATAAAAATATTCAATTGTTTGATGATAGAAATCAGTTATATAAATTTTATATCAATATAATACCCAAACTTAGATATAAGAAAATTTCTTATATTAAGAAAAAGAAAAAGGAAAAATTGAAAGACGATGAGCTTGTAAACAATATAAAATTGTATGCTAAAAATAATTTCATGTCCCAACGAGAGGTAAATATGTTGATAAACATAAAATCTAAACTAAATGATAACATATGAATAAACCGGATTTTGATAAGGTAAGAAAACCAACACGCAATTTAATTGATTTAAGAGAACATTCTTCTGGAGATTTTGGATTTGATAATTTTGTTCTAAGTAAATTAATGGGTGATATTATGCTTGTTGAATTTGTTGATTTAAATGAAGATGGTTCCTGCGTAAAAAGAGGAGCTATTTATGTTCCAACAAATACAATTACACACGCATGGAGAAAGGGTCGTGTAATTCTTAAAGGCCCCGATGTCCAATACGCAGAAGAAGGTGATATTGTTGTTTTTCCAAATAATCTTGGAATTCCAATTGCTAATTTAGATGTCAAAGGAAAAGGCAAAGTAAAATATGCTATTTTCCTTAATGAAGCGAGAATGTTTGGTGTTTGCGAAGAAAATGAAAGTACTGAGATTACAACTGAATAGTATATTACAAGATAATGTTTGTGATATACGATTTGTAAGGCGTCGCCCAAAATTAGGGCAACTTCCTACAAGAAGAATGCTTTGTACCAAAAGTTATAGTTTATTAAATTCAACAAATGGCCGCATTTCATTAAATTATGTACCACCAACACACCCATTACAATTTAATGAAGCAAAGGAAAACCTTTTAGTTGTATGGGATATTCTAATGCAAGAATTTCGTAATGTAAATATGGATGATTGTTATCTTGTTGAACAAATTCCTGCAAATGATGATTTTTGGAAATACTATAATGAAAGGCTATATATCATGACTGCAGAGGATAAAATTGCATTCATGAATTCATAATGGAAATATACAACGAAATATTTAATGAGTTGCTTTTGAGAGACTTGAAATTTCAAGTTAATAATAAATGCTTAAAACAAGGAAAATTGAAATTTTATAGTACCAAACATTTTTATATCAAATTTCAATTAGAAAAGAATAATACATCGAGGACATTGGAACTTCCATATCCATATAAGATACACGTTAGTCCCAATTTGTATTGTTTAGATTATTCTTTATCTGCATTTCACCCATTGCAAGATGATATACAATTAAAGATAAAAACCATATCTACTAAAAATTGTTCTAAACTGTATAATAACTATTTGAATATATTATTTGACTAAAGAAGGAACTCGTTTACTATTAGAATGTGAAGAAGCTTCTTGATTATTTTCCTGTAGGTTATACACCCAATATTCAGCAAACAGATATTTTTAATAAGATAGATAATGCATTTGATGAGGGGTATAAATTTGTAATATGTTGTGCTCCAACCGGAACAGGAAAATCTTTTATTGCAAAAGCATTGGCGAATATTTCTGAAAATGTAGATCCAACATATGAAGATTTAATTTCTTCATATGAAGCATATAAGAGAAAAGATGGTGAATTTGTTTATGAAAAACAATTACAAGAATGTAATTCACATGGTGCTTTTGTATTAACTGTAACAAAGAATCTTCAAGACCAATATAAAAATCTATTCAACGAATTGGAAATTTTAAAAGGCAAACAGAATTATCAGTGTGTTGTTGATGATAGATTTAATGTAAATATTGCACCTTGTATTCATGTTGAAGGATTGAAGAGACAGTGCTGGGCATTGAATAAATGTCCATATTACAATGCAAGAAATGATGCATTAATTAACAAATTTAGTGCACTAAATTATAGTATGTTTTTATCATTACCAGAACCAACACGAAAAAGACAATATTTGATTTGTGATGAAGCATCGGAACTTGAAGAAGAATTTGTAAAATATTTTTCATGTGAAGTCATTTTTAAACAGATGCAAAAGTTAGGAATTGACTTAAAACCATCACCAAATACATATGCAGGGTGGTTAACATGGCTAACTCATATTGCCACACAATTAGTAAATAAAGAAGATGAATTAAAAGATAAACTTCGTAAACAAACAAGAAAAAATACCCCTAAACAATTAGAAGCTATAGGATATCAGTTTGCATTTGTTCAACAGAAATTAAAAGATTTTAGAATGTTGACAAAATCATATGAAACACACGAATATGTAATTGAAACAAAACCCGAAGGTGTTATGTTTACACCATTAAAAGTTGATCATTTGACAAATCCGTTTCTTTTTAATTACGCAGACAAAGTGGTTCTTATGTCGGCAACTATTATTGACCATAAAAACTTTGCAAAAACATTAGGTATTGAAAAATATAAATACATTGAAGCTAAATCAGCATTTAATCCTAAGAATGCACCAATTTATGTTAATACAAAAATCAAATTGAATTATCAAAATCTAAAAACAAATCTTCCAAGAATTGTAGAACAAATACAAAAAATAACAAACCATTATAAAGATTCAAAAGGCATTATTCATACACATACACAATACATTACAGACTTTTTAAAATTCAAGTTAAAAGATGATAGGTTCATATTTAGAGAAGCTGGAAATAATAATGAACAAATTATAAAACAACACATAGAAACACAAGATCCAACAGTTATTGTTAGCCCCTCTTTATCTTTTGGTGTTGATTTAAAAGATGAATTAGCAAGATTTCAAATCATTGTAAAAGCCCCCTTTTTACCATTGACAAATGAACGTATAAAGAAATTACTCGCGTTAGACAAAGACTGGTACATAAATAAGATGCTTATTTCACTGATTCAAGCATCTGGTAGAGGTATCCGTTCACAAGAAGATCATTGCGTGACATTCATATTAGATGGTACTGCTGTAGATATATTAATTCGTAATAAACACAAGCTTCCCCAATATTTTCTAGATCGCTTTGCGTGATAAATAATATCAGGAGGAATATACCATAAAATCGCAGACGTTTAATTTTGAGTTGAGGGATATTTTAACCCAATTTATTGCAGCATTTGATGATGTTGTTATAAATCGTTATGATAATGATAGAAATGTAAAAGAAAAAATAGAAGTACGTTATGTTCTTGCAGGAAAACAGCGTGTAATGTTTGATGTTGTAAATCAAAGCCAAAATATTACACTTCCTGTTGTTGCGATTGATATTAAAAGTCTTTCAAGAGATGCATCCCGTGTCCATCATAAGTTGGGTGATGTAATGTTACCTCATTCTAAGACAGAAAATTATCAATCTTTGACAAAATTTGGAATGCCCATTCCTGTTAATTTGGAAATATCAATGTCAATTATGGCACGATATATGCTTGATGTGCAACAAATTATTTCTAATTTTGTACCTTATGTAAATCCTTATTTGATAATTTCTTGGAAAGTACCATCAACTCTTGGACCGGATTATGATGTCGAGTTAAGGTCAGAAGTTTTATGGAATGGTGATATCTCGTTTAATAATCCGGTTGATATTGGGGCTAGTGATAAAATTCGGTTTGTTGCTGATACATCATTTACTATAAAAGGTTGGTTATTTAAAACACCACAAACTCCAGTACAACCTATATTTTTTATTGATGCTAATTTTCATGCTGTAAACAATAAAATTCTTAATTATAATAGTTACTATTCATTAAGTGCTGCAGACCTTCAAACAGAAAGCATTCATATATCTGCATTTCCAGATATTTCTAATATTTTCATATGTACATCAGCAATTCAATTCCCAGTAACTAATTCATATGATTTGAATACATGGACATATCTTCTTGATGAAAATGGTGATTATTTATTAACCGAAAGTGGTGAAAAAATGATCGTTGATTTACTTTCCATAACATATCTTGTTGCAGAAAATGGGATGTATATCCAAGACGAACAAGGCAATTATATTATAACAGATATTACACAGGAATATGAAAGTGTTCCAAGAGAAACCTTTGTTCTAAAAAATACACTTACACGTCAAAATAATTTGATTTTGTATGGTCAATATTTTAATAGAACAACACATATATTACTATCAGCAGATAATGATTTGTTTTCATCAACATTAACCCTTACATCATTTAATATGAAATATACTGGAGATGTATCGGGTTATATTGTACCAACACAATATTATAGGATATTATCAGATAGTGTTATCGCATTATCACTACCAGATATTGATGGAACAGGTAAATTTGATATTATAGTCAATAATCCTGCAGGATGGAGAAGTTCATATGATGTTGACCAACATCACTTTGAAGTAACTTAAACTGGAGGGGGTGTTTCTGCTGGTGCTCCGCCTTCTGGAGGTAATTCACCTTCTGGTGCTCCTTCAATAGGTGTTTCTCCAACTGCTGCAGGTCCACCACCAAATTCAGGAGGTATTCCACCACCACCCGCACTTCCAGCAGTACTTGCTGCTGCAGATGCAATACCAGAAGCTTGCGCAACCATAGCATCTTTCCAATTTGGGCCAGCATTGGCAATTTGTGCTAATTCATATTGTAATTCAGCATCTTTACGAAGGAATTCACGGTTAGCAAGAATGTCTTGGTCGTCCCATTTGAGATATTTTTTCTGGGCATAAGTTTTTGAAATAAATTCTGAGGAAGCAAGTGTATTGAAATTATTAGCTTTTAATTCCAATCTCTGTGATTCTCTCATTTCATAGAAATTAGTGGGTGGATTAAATATGATTTCAAGATTTGTTTCTGTTAAGTCGTGTTTTTTAAACATGTTCTTGAATTTAAGGTGAGAAATAAATCCTTTCTTAATCGCTGCTGCAAATCTTTGTTGTTGTGTAATAACAAATTGTGCAAATTTTAATTCTTCGCGAAGAATTTCTGCACCATCCCGAAATGCATCTTCTGGGTCCAGTCTTGTAGAAGGCACTTTTAATGACCTATAGAGTTTCTTTAAGAAGAAATGTAGATCTTCTAATTGACCAAGATTTTGTCCACCGGCTAATTGTGTTACTGATGTACCTTCAGACCCAGCTCTTTTTGCAAACCAAAAAGAATCCAACATAGACTGTGGATTGAATTTCTTAACAACATCTTTTTGGTCAATATCAAACGTTCTCGAAGACCAATATTTTTGAATTAATTGTTTAAGATATGCTTCAGCTTTTGGTGGCGGTAAAGTTCCTGTATCTACATTGAATACAAGACGTTCAGGCGCTCTTACTAATCTATAAATTACAATAGCGTCTTCAATTAATGATAACTGGCGATATGGTCTTCTCGCGTTTTCTAAAAACGGTACAACAAAATCTTTTGTTTCATTATACATTCCTGAATTTACATATACAATTTGATTTTCATTGAAAGGAATGAAATCATATTTCATAACTCTCATTGGATTATTAGGATCAAAAATTGGTTTCTTATATAGATAACCCTTTACAATCATATTTTGGATATTATTATAAACAGGATCAGTTAATTCTGTTGGCATATTAAGAATCCCCAATACACCTTCTTCAACATGTTCTTCATGAATTATTTGTTCAAAAAACAATTCGCCTTCAATTAAAAATTGTCTTACATAGTTTGCCCCTTTATTTTTTAAATCATAAAAGTTGATATATTTTTCAAATTCATCTAAAATGGTTTTTTTGTCTTTTGATTCTAATGAAATATTACGAAAATGTAATTTTGCAATATCTCCTTCATCATCTTCATTGATTAATTCATTACATATTTCATCAAGCGCATCTGAAACATCTGAAAATGCACCCATTGTACGATAATCCTTTAAACGACCAAACTTATCAGTATTAGCCGTTGCATACATCAAATCTTGGAATGTTGTATCTTTATCTAATGCACCATATGGTGTATTATTAAACTCATTAGATATGGCAATAGAATGTCTTGCAAGGGCTTCAGCACGCCTAATACCAGCTTTTTCGAAGTATTTATATTTTGGGTTTTTTGCTTCTTCTGTATCAAAAATTGAGAAATTATAAGGTAATCTATTTTTAATAAAAGCAACTAAACCCCTATCAAATGTATTACCTCTCCCATCGTTTGTAGGCAAATAACTATTATTTGGTGAAGAAGCCATATATCATTATTTATTAACAAATGGAATTAATGCATTATCTATTGTTTGTTTACTGTATATTTCTTCCGGAGAAGAATATGGACATTCATGAACCAATCCACTGATTTCATAATCAAATAAATAAGAGGATATTGTTCCTTGTAAATTAGGATTATCTGGTGTTATATTGTTGTGCATCTTATAACCAAATATATTAGGATCAGTAACATTCCAAAATACTAATGATGGTAAATTAAGAGCGTGCGAGGCATGTTGCAAACAAGAATCATTTAATATTCTCACATCACTGTGTAATAGTAAAGCGAATAATATCATATTATCTATTCTTTCTTCAACTCTTAGACAATTGTCTAAACGTGGATGATTTGGATTGCAAATGTGAATTATGTTATATTTTTCACATAATTTGTTTACTATTTCTTGTGCAATCATTGGCGGAATATCTCGTGCCCAACTATATGACATTTGTG